AGAGGCTTCCAGGTCATCCAGTTTCTGTTGAACCTTGCGAAGTTCGTACTCAATAGATGTGGCGTTTGGTCCCACGAACCTGTGGGTCGGCTTGTAAACGACCGGCATCAGTCCTCGACCACCCAGTCGTCGTCGATCATGTCGCCCAGATCATCCAATGCCACACTCAGATAGTTGACTGTGATCTGTAGGTCTTCCAGGTCTGCCGCCCTGGCGTACGCGTTCATGTCCATCGTCTGCTCAATGGACGACACCGTTGCCTCCAGATGGTCGATGCGTGCCACTAGGCGTGCTGAGGACCATGTGACTGTGCCGACTATCACGGCCACGGACAGCATTAGTCCGACGGCGACGGTGGGGATTCTGACTTGGCGGATGTCGGTCGGCTCGGTCATCACTCAACTTCAACCCATGAGGTTGTGCCCTCATCCCACTCGTAGTCGTTGCCGTCGTCGGGGTACGGTGTCGGTGGCTGCCAGAGGTAATCGTCGTCCAGCGACCACGACCCGTGGGGCTGCGGGCATGCAAAACCGGTGCCATCCCATGAGTGGCCGATGCCTGCGTAGTTCATGTGCAACGGCGTACCGCCTAGGGCATGGACGTTTCCGCTGGTGTTGTAGGAAGTCTGAACCCATGTACCACCCAAGGCAATGTCGTCTGCTAGGTAGTCGTGCCCACGATGTTCCTGATCGTCGGGGACGACCAGAACCCTGACCACGGTGTTGGTTGCGTCGATCTCAGCGAAGTGAGCCATCAGACCGTGTACCTCACAATCACGATTCCTGAGCCGCCAGAGCCTGTCGAAGAAGAGGTTGTATCAGCGATTCCTCCGCCACCGCTCCCCGTGTTGACGGTACCACTTCCAGCGGTGCCGTCCGAGACGGAGTTACCGCCGCCACCGGCACCACCCGAACCGGGACCGGTCTGGCCTCCAGCCCCACCGCCACCACCACGCTGTTCATTCGCCCCAGTTCGGTAGTCGTTCTGGGCACCGTCCCCCCCTGCTGCGCCCGTCCCACCACTAAAGTTGCCGGAGTTACCCGCTTCCGCTGTGCCAGCACCGCCGCCGCCCATGTCAACAATGAAGTTGGCCCCGTTACCACCGTCGTAACCTTCGACGGGGCTGTAACTGCCAGCATTACCTGAACCGCCTGACGTGGTGTGCCCGCTACCGCCGCCACCACCACCGCCACCACCGGCAGCGGAGTTGCTAGCACCACCGCCCCCGCCCGAAGCGGCGAACACCGTGCCGCCGGTATCCCAAGACGAAGCGGTCCCATTGCCACCAGACGCAACATTACTAGTAACTGCAGCGCCACCTCCACCGATGGTTACGGTGTAAACACCGCCACCACCAGAACCCGTGGACGAAACGGCAACACTAGTATCCGTTCGGTACCCTCCAGCACCACCCCCGCCGCCCTTGTTGGAGGTCATGCCTCCGCCACCGCCGCCAGCGATCACCAACACATCAACATCGTGGGAACCACCCGTGACCGTGAAGGAACCAGTCGAAGTAAACGTGTGCGCCTTGTACCCGCTGTAGGTACTGGTCGTGCCACCCGTAGCAGCGAACGCTGCGACAGTGGTGTGGTTCGGCTCGTTGCCGTAGGTGCCGGTGCCTGCCTCGTTGATGCCAGCGACACGGAACCAATACTGGGTTCCGTTGGTCAAACTGGACGCCGTGTAGGTCGTCCCTGTTGAACCGGTATCAGCGGCCTGATCCGACCACGACGAACCATTGGTGCTGATCTGGATGTGGTAGCCAGAGATCGTTCCCCCGCCCGTGTCCGACGGTGCCGACCACGACAGGTCGATCTGAGTCTCGTCGTCGGTGCCGTTAGCCAGCGACAACGTGCCCGGAGCGCCAGCAGCCTTGACGCCGCCTTGACCGGCGACCACGGAAAGAAACATGGACATCTAACTAACCGATGTTCCCAATCAGGGACCAAGCGTTAGTGCCAATCTTCAAGGCGCATACAGCCGTGTACCTATCCCCACAAGTCAAGGTGCTGTCTTTCGACGTTACGGACGCGCCGGTTCCAGCCGCGAATGTAAGCGTTCCCGCCCCGTTGCGCTCATAGTAGATAGTTGCACCGATGGCGAATGCCTGAGCAGAGTTCTGTGGCAACGTGACCGTGATCCCCGTGCCATGCGTCGTCAGGATGTAAGCGTTCTCGTCGCCAAGAGCGGGGGCATGTGTTGTACCAGACTCAGTTGAAACAAGCAGGTGCGTGACAATCTGACCGGTGACGGTCAGTTTGTCGGTGATCTCCACATCACCGTCAGCGACCTCTAGGGAGTTTTGGCCGTTGGTACCGGTGATAACCAGTTTCTCATCGGATGCGTCCCACAACATCAAGTCGCCCGATGTGGCCGAATGGAATGAAACGTCCACACCCGAACCGTCAGAGCCGAAGGCGACAGCGGCGTCGATAGCAAGATTCAATGTGGCCGCGCCACTCGTCGCGCCACCCGACAGGTTTGTTCCCGCCACAACAGAGGTGATGTCACCCGTCGTAGGCGCCGCCCAAATCAGACCCGTCGCCTCCGTCGAGTCAGCAGTCAACACATAAGTGTTGGTACCCACGGCCAGGCGAGACACAGCGTCAGCGGCCGTAGCGGCGATAATGTCGCCCTTTACGTCAACGATGTCGTTCTGGATGACACCAGGTGTCGAGTTGACGAACGCCTCAACGTCGTCGAAGTTTTCGTTCATGTCCGCCGCGACGATTGTCGTCCCAGCGGAGAACGAGTTTGTTACAGCGAGTGTTGCCATTTACCTGAGTCTCCTTGGCGTATAGGTGAAAGCCAACGCATTGACTTCCCAATGATTATCCGACGCTGGCCCACTAACCTTCATACTTACACTCTTAGCCGTCCCAAGAGTCGGCAGATTCACCACATCCGCAGTCAACGACTGAGCAATAGCATCCCACTTGCCAACGTACGCTGACGCATCATCAGCGTCATCCCACCTGGCGGTATCCCACCTCGACGTAGAAGTCTTCCCCGCAACGTCCACATTGAACGAGTTTGACTGCGCCGACTTGTCGTAATCCTTGTAAATCTGGATCGGCAACACAATCGTCGCCTCCGCGGATGTGACCATCCGCGGTCGACCCCACCGTTTCTTCACAATCGGATTCTTGCCAGTCATCCACCGAGTGAAGAAATGCGATACGATATGGGCCTCCGTGGAGCCCACATATCGGTCGCTGGTACGGTTCTGTCCATCCTCGACATCAACAACGATCCCCGTGTTCGCCACACAGCCGGCGTAAACCGTCGGTGTCGAGTTCGGAGGCCGGTAAGAATACAGTGGACCTGCGTCAATATCCGTCAACACCCAGGCACCTGTCGATCCCAGCGTCGGATCGTAGATGAACGTCCGTCGGGTCGTCACACCGGCCTCCGTCCAGTTGACGCTGACATACACCTTCTGGTTGCCCCACGCCAGTTGCGGATTCGATGCGAACGTGATGCGTCCGTCGTCAATGGCTGGTGAAATCTTGTCGAAAGTCCAAGCGAAGTTTTCCCTGTTGTAGGAGAAGACACCCTGATCGGCATACCAGAAGAACACCCCGTACGGGGTTGATACCGGCTGTGACAGTGGCACAGAACCGACACTGTCTGTGAGGGTGACGACCTGGAACGAGTCCGAATCGAACCCGAAAATGGCGTACACACTGTTCGACTTGAAGACCAGCAGACGGTCACCCATCGGGCACAACCCGGTGATGTAGTCGCCATGTTCACCCTTGTCGATGTCGACAAAGTCTGTTGCTGTCCACTTTTCCGGGTCGTTGGCGTTCGACCAGCGAACCCGGTACTTGTAGCCGGTACCCGACTCGTAGGTGGACGCAGCCCACGCAAAGTTGTTCCAGAACGCCACATACTGGGCCTGCGGGAAGTTGCCGGCCGACCCATCCAGGGTCACCCCCAGGTCAGCAGCCGATGAACCATCCCACTTGAACGACACCTGGTCGTAGGACACGCCGTATGCCACATTGTTCATGGTCATGCCATAAACCCTGGAACCATCCGTGCGGGACGTAATCCCGGTCAGATCCGTGAAGTTCGATGAGGCGGAATAGGCGACCTTGGTGCCATAGTTGACCATCAACTGGCTTGTGCCACCATCCGTGTGAAGCGCCCAGATGCCCTTCACATCGGCACTCAGGGCAGTCGTGTTGCGCCGGTCGACACCGTCCCGCATGCGGATGCCGCCACGGGGGTCGACAAGGACGTTGAGAAGATCCGGTGATTCGTTGTCTGCAAGATTGAACTGGTCGGTGCGAAAATTCAGACCACCGGTGAACGACTCCAGTGTTTCCAACTTGAACTGGCTAGGCACCGATCACTCCCACGAGTAGCGTAAGCGGTTCGGGAGAAGAACCTGGGAACGCCACCGTGACGCATTCCGGCTGTTCAACAGCACCGGCTGAGGTGCCGGCATGTCGTCATAGCGGGCTTTCAGATTGTCGAGTTCCTGGTTGAAAATCTGGAAATACTGTGCCGCCATCGTCGGATCTTCCTGCTGCTCGTAAGCACGAGCGATCCCATACGTTGCGACGACAATGTGGAACGGATCGGGCAGATCCGTTGGTTCTGTCGAATCGGACACACCAGCCCCGAACGTGGTCGGCTTCTTGTATCCGCGTGCGTAGATTGTCTCAACACCAGTTGGCGTGGGATACAGGCGGACTGTTTCCCCCCAGTACGACCACCACCAAGGGGATCCCTGACCGGTCACATTCAACGGATACACCACATCGCCCTCGTCGCGCCCGACGTAGGTTGCGACATGGTCGTCGGTGCGGAGGGCTGCGAGTTCTCGCAGACCGCCCGTTACGGCTGCTCCGACGACAGCGATGGTGTAGTCCTTCTGAGAGGCCACCGTGCTGAACGTGGTCGACACCTCGAAGAACGGCCACCGTTTCTCCGAATAGACGATCACGTCGTAGCCCTCGCCCAGGAAACGGTTGAGGGTGTCGTCAGTGATGTCGGTGGCGTCAATGTCCACCACGGAGCGGACATACGACCGCATGGTCGAAATGTCCACGGCTACTCCCTATGGAAGACGCACAGGTCGCTGCCCGCAGGAGGATTCCCTTTGCAGGGATCCCCGCTGCGGGTCAGCGCGCTGCACTTGACCGATTCCGGGACAACGGGTTCGCTGTTCATCGGGTTGACTCGCTGGACGTTGCGGGAGGCTCCCACGGTTTGAGGCCGTGGTGTCGAATCCCGATAATGGTCGCCAGCGGGCTGCCCGTATGGGCGTGAGCCAGCCTTGTGAGCGTAAGCGAATCCTCGTCCCATCAGGATCAGGTGACTGAGTGCATGAAGCCCTGTCGTGCACGGTTGCTGCATGTCAACTGCCCATAGCAAAGCAACTGTGAGAACACGGCGTCCTGGTTGGTTGGGCGCACGAACGGTGTCGGCTTGAACCAGACATCGCTATGAGCAACCAACTGTAGGTATTTGGTGTTCAGGAACACCACCTGACCAGAGGCACACCCGTCATCGAAGGTTACGGGTGCACCCTTGAACAGCAGGTTCTGGAACCCGCCGTCAGCCATATC